TCCCTTTTTACAAACGCAACAAGGTTTCTTAGGATCTCCATACATATCTAATTCCATGTTCCATTTTTTAATAATTCTATTGGTGTTAATTTGTCAGGTGGAATTGAATAACAAAATGGTCGGTCAAGACCAAAGGTTGTTTTCCATTGTTCCTGTCCAAGTACAAATGTTGAATTAACAAAACCTAAAATTTTAAAGTTTGGAGCTTCATCAATTACTAAAATATAAAGTTCGCCAGGCTTTGCTTTAGGTCTAATGATTAAAGAATTATTATTTTTTGGAAGCTGAGTTCTAACTTGTAATTTTAAATCTTTAAAAATTAAATCAGGAACACCACCAACATTGCAATGATACTCAAATTTAATTCCTAAAAATTTTGATGCTGCTACCTCACCCATAGCACCTGATATGGACTTAGCCATTTGATCGTTAAGAGATCCTTTATAATTATATCCCCAACTTTCTTTATTTTTTTTAGACTCTAAACATCTAAGTATTCCAAGATGAGCTGCTGATTGCATCTCATACAAATCAAGGGTAATGCTATTATTCTCCATCAACCACCCTCTCAGAGCAGTATTGGAGCATTATAGGTCTATCTTTATAGGTATAATAACCCCAGACTTCGCCATTTCCCTCTACATAATTAGGGTTTTCTTGCCATTTTCTGTTGCTATCTATTAATTTTTCACAAGAAATATCTTTTATTTGGCTAGATATAGGGATTTTAATTAGTTCTATATAACCATCACTAGAAACTACACCAAAAATTAACATCAATATCTTCATAAATAGATAATTTGTTAGTGAAGCAAATCAACAAAAACTATGCACTTTTTTTAAAGTAAAGCAACTCATTTTATACACAAGAAATTTATTTAATTTGGTAGCAATATTTAGTTGACTAATACCAGATAAATGAATACAGATTGAAAACAAATGAATAATATATTGAATAAAAAAATTATAGAAATTGCAACAAAATCAGGCTATAAGTCTGAGTTCGTAGAGAGCTATATGATTAAGAAAGAATTAACAGCTAAAGGTTTTACATTTAGAAGATTTGCTTTAGATCAATTGTTAAAAAAAAATAGTAAAAAAATTTCTGATTTTATAAAAGATACTTACCTACCCAAAGAGCAAAAAAATAAATTCGCACAAATATCAAAAATATTAAATCCTAAAAAAGACGCACCTAAATATTATACAGAAAATGATTTAGCATTTGATTTATCGCATTGGTTTAATAGTTTTTCAAATGGAGATGTGTTAGTTTCTCCAGAATACTTTGTAGGTAATAATGTTGAAATATCAGTTGTAGGATCTTTATATGGTAATGGACAAGTAGGTTTGCATAAAGGTAAAGAAATAACTAAAATAAATATTCACCCCAAGTATGCTAATTGTCATGCAATAGAATCACAAATAGGATCATCAAGAGGTTATATGAGATTATTTGCTCCATCAAAAAGTATTAGTCATGCAGCAAATAATAGATTTGGTTTTGCACAAGATAAAAAATCTAAAATTATTTGGTGTGGCTATATAGAACCTCAATCAAATGGCAAATTTAATATTTTAGATAAATCTTATTCAACTGGCAAAACTTATGGAATTCAAGTTGAAAATATTAGTTTATCTTGGTCAGCAGAGATAAAAGCTGAGTATTATCCTACCTTTTATAACAATTAATACCAGAGCAATTTACTTGCAATCATATTAACAAAGTGTTAATGATTTGTTTATATGGCAAATCATTTAAAAATTATTGGAGATTGCTACCAAAAATTTAATATCACTAATACATCTGTTAGTGCTGCAAAGAACCCTCCTCATATTAGATGTTTTCAAAAACATTATTTAACTAAAGAACAAAATAGTAAGTGTGCCAATGCTTCATTAACACTAGGAACTATTGGACATGATGTAGTTGAGAAAGCTATTGTTGAAAATTTAACTGTTGAAGAATGTATTCAAGATAAAAAAATCCAGGACAAAATAAATTCATACATATCGTTTGATAAAAAAGATCAAATGAAATTTGAGTTTGGCATAAAGAATTTAGAAGCAATCGCTAATAATCATATTGAGAATTTAAAAGAACTTCCAAAACAAAAATGGAAAACAGAAGCAGAGCATATGAAATGGATAGATCCTATTAATGTTCCTTTTAGAATGTTTATAGATTTAACTGGTGAAACTCATGTTAATGATATTAAAAATAAATTTCCAACTGTAAAATTTTCACCATTAAAGACTAAGCAAACAAAAGACAATTCTAATAGAATTGGTGATTGGGTATGCTCACACCCTAAGATTGACCAAAGAGCTTTTACCTCTGATTTAATGCAAATTTCACTTTATGCACATACGACAGGCTTAAAACCATCATTAAGTTATGCAAGTGCCACAGATAGAATTTTATTTACAGAAGATAATTGTGAAGAATTAAAACCAGAAAATTTAAAGATGTGGCTACAAGAATTAATCGCTTATGAGATCGCTTGGGAGAAAAAGTTAAAAGCTGCTGATGGATCACTAGAAGAATTAATGTGGTTATGCGTCCCAGATTTTTCAGACATTAGAAAAAAATCATTTTGGTATCAAGGAGTGCCAGAAGAATACATTAAAGGATATTTAAATTTTTATGTCTGATTCAGGAATAATAATACCATTGAGAGATAGAATTAGAGATTTAGAATCTATTAATGAAGCTCACCAAAAAAAGAATGGTCAGCTTAGACAAGAAATCCAGGACAAAAATAAAATTATTAAAGACTTAAAACAACAAACAATTCAGCTTGGAATAGACAAGTTTGAATTAATTAAAAATGGAGAAGTATGAAAGAGAGAACATTACAAGACGCAATAGTACAGTTTAGAAAGAACATAGATGATAGCGATTATGCTAATCTAGGAGCTAAAGGAAAATATTTAACTGTCCCCTATCGTATTAAGTTTGTTAGAGATTTTTTCGGTGAAAGAATGTCAATCCAAACTGATAGCACAGAACTAGCCAATGGATCTCATAAGTTTAAAGCAAACATTTATATAGATGACAAGTTAGTAAGTGTTGGAGAGTCTAAGCAAATGAAAAATGCTGACAAAGAATTTGAAAAACAACAAACAGTTTCTATTGGTAGAGGTCTATCAATACTTGGTTTCTTTGGAGATGAGTTGGCAACTGCTGAGGAGATGGAACAGTTTCTAAAACCAAAAGTAAAAGAAGTAGCTAAAGCAAAACCAATTGTAAAATTAGTTCCTAAAGCAAAAGTTAATATAGAGGAATTGGCAAATGATTGGATAGAAGTTTTAAAGAAAACTGCTGAAAATTCTACCTCTCTTAGCAACTATGAGAAAAATTTAAATGTATTAAGAAAAGAATACATATCTGATCTTCATCAAATATATACAGACTTAATTCAACAACAAAGAATTGATTCTGCATACATCTCACTACAAAAACAAATAACTAATAGGAAAATATAATATGAGTGATTTTGACAATACTGCTGCGTTATGGAAAAGACAACCAAGAGATACAGATGTAGCTGGAAAAAAATATCCACACTACAATGGTAATGTAACTGTTGGTGGCAAGAAAATGAATTTAGCTGCCTGGTTAAATACAGAAAAAACTAAAGAGGGACAACCAGATATTTCATTAAAGATTTCTGAAATTATGACAAAAGAGGACGCACCATTTTAATGTCTGAACAAATTAATCCAGATCATTACAAGAAAAGCATTGAAACATTTGATGCTATTACTTCGCAATTATCTCCTATGGAAAACATAGGAGGATTGCGTTGGCAGATTCTTAAATATGTAATGCGTATGGGTGATAAACATGGTGGTACGATTGATGCCTGTATCATGGATATAGGCAAAGCTGATTGGTACTTAAATAAATTACTGAAATATTTGAATGATTTGAAAAACAATAAATCGTTTATTGACAGACCAAATAATGTAGCTGAACTTTTTAAGGATAAATAATGAATAATGGAAATGGCAAATATATATATTTAAGTGAGCCAAAACTAAAGACACTTAAATTTATAACAAAATATATAGAGAAGCATAACTTTTCTCCTACCTTTGCTGAGATTAGTAAAGCTCTAAAATGGAGCAGAGCAAGGTCTGGCAAGATAGTATCTGAGCTATATGACTTAGGGTTTATCTCTAAGGGTATTAATGCTCATAGAAAAATTGAAATGACTACTGAACAAATAGGATCAGTAGCAAATCTAAATGTAAATAAATCATATCCAATCCAGGAAAATTTATGAGTGTAATTAAAGAAAGTTTTTTTGAAGCAAGTTTTAAGACAATAGAAGAATTTGATAACGCAGAAGTAGCTGCTGTATCTAATGTAGGCGATTATGCTGAACTAACGATTATGGACATAAAGTTAGACAAGTCTGTAATTAAAACTAACCAAGAAAAGGAAAGTACAGATGGCGACAAGGAGCAACAGCTTGTTGAGAAGATATGATAAACTTAATCGGCTTCATGGTGAGATCATGCAAAAACCTAAGCAAAACTCAGGTCAATGCGTTCATTCACTACAAGCATTTAAAAAGTATATCAAAACTTTTAGACAAATAGTTTTAGTTGAAAATGGTGATGCCACTTTCAAATATACACAGCTTTAATTAATAATTAAATTAAAAGTTGTAAAAAACCTTAGGCTATCTGTCTGTCTAAATTAAGGAGAGAGAAAATGGAAACAAGAAAATATAAATCGTATGTCAAAACAGATGAAGAAAACATTCTAAATGAAGTGGTAGGACAAAGATTAAAAATTGCTAGAAGAAATGCAAAACTTACCCAAACAAAGTTAGCCAAAAAATTAAATATTTCTTTTCAACAAATAGGTAAATATGAGAAAGGACAGAATGGTCTTAATGCCATTCGGATAGTTCAGATTTCAAATTTATTAAATATTCCTAAATCCTATTTATTGGAAAACATAGAATTATTAGGTGAAGTTAAACAACCTGATGATAGCTCAG